AATATCCAAGTGTGGACAAAATCCATGCTTAAAAATTGTGATGTAGAAATTATGTTAAAAGGCGGTGGCAGAATGAAAGGCGAATATCTTTTCACAGTAGATTCCTGCCACGGTGATCCAAACTCCGTGAACACTGGAGTTTCAGAAGTACCAAGCGAACACAAACAACACAATTTTGGCAGACTAATTAATGGTCAATATTTCGCACAACCAAACAATAGAATGCTTTGGTACGAACAATCCTTAACAGCATCAGAACTAAAAAGACCAGACTTCCAAGTAAGCACCAAAGAGTTTTTCTGTGAAAACGAAAGCACAGTGACTTTTGGTGATACAAACGATTACTTCTACGAAGAAAAAGACAGTCCAGCCAAAGAATAATCATTGACTTTACCCAAAGAATTAAGTATAATTCATTTATATTAATTTTTAAAACAGGTATAGTACATTATGATAGAAGGATTCAAAGTCCCAAAAGTAACATTCAGAATAAGAACAGGTGATGAAGTGGAGACCGATGGCGGTTGTGCAATTGGTGGTGAGTGGCATAACGCAACAACAGATTCATATTTCAAAGGTAAAAGGGTAGTAATTTTTAGTCTACCAGGAGCATTTACTCCTACGTGCTCAAGTCAACAACTTCCAGGATTCGAAAAAGAATATAATAGTATTAAGGATATGGGCATTGACGAAATATATTGTATATCAGTTAATGATTCATATGTAATGAACGCATGGGCAGATAGAATGAATATACAAAACGTAAAAATGATTCCAGATGGTTCTGGAAACTTTACAAGATTTATGGGTATGCTTATAGGTAAAAACCATTTAGGCTTCGGAAATAGAAGTTGGAGATACATGGCAGTCGTAAATGACGGTGCAGTAGAAAAATGGTGGCAAGAGCCTGGCATAAACAATGAAGGGACAGACGACGACCCATACGTTGAGTCGACACCAGACAATATGATTGGTTATCTTAAAGAAGCACACGAAACAGGAAGTTACGGTGACTACTCAGGTATAGATCATAACAAAGCATAACGGAGAAAAAAAATGGAACTAAAAGGTAGTAAGACAGCAGACAACTTGAAAGATGCATTTTCAGGTGAGTCACAAGCAAACAGAAGATATCTATACTTTGCTCAAAAGGCAGATATAGAAGGTGCACCAGATGTTGCTCAAGTGTTTAGATCAACAGCAGAAGGTGAGACAGGACACGCACACGGACATCTAGAATATTTAGAAGAAGTGGGAGATCCTGCAACAGGTGAACCGATGGGAGAAACAGAAGACAATTTAAAATCTGCTATACATGGTGAAACACATGAATATACGGATATGTACCCTGGTATGGCAAGAACAGCCAGAGAAGAAGGCTTTGAAGAAATTGCAGACTGGTTCGAAACATTAGCAAAGGCAGAAAAATCTCACGCAGGCAAATTTACAAGAACTCTAGAAGCATATAAAGGAGCATAACAATATGTCAGCAAGAACATACGGCCCTGAAGAACAAGCGAAACTCAAAAGAATAGTAGACGAAGGTTCTAATGTTTTACAGGAAATAGAAGACTTAAATGCAGGACTGAAAGACACAGTGAAAGCAGTGTCCGAAGAATTAGAAGTAAAACCTGCATTAATCAACAAGGCAATAAAAATTGCACACAAAGGTGAGTGGAGCAAATATTCTGAGGCTTTTGATAGTCTAGAAAATTTAATTATTGCAGTTGGCAAAGACAAATAGACTAGACCAATAATGAAGTACATGGTTGACATTGATAACACTATTTGCTATAATGAAAATAGCAATTACGAACAAAGTCAACCAGACATGAAACGGATTGCAAAGTTAAACAAACTGTTTGATGAAGGACACGAACTTCATTATTGGACAGCAAGAGGTGGTAATTCTGGAAAAGATTGGACAGAACTTACTAAAAAACAACTTGATGATTGGGGAGTTCAATACACTTCAATCAATATGAAGAAACCCGTGTATGATGTTTGGGTTGATGATAGAGCAGTAGATATAGAGAAATTTTTTAATGAGAATTGATTATAACATACATTTAGATTATTCAGACGTTTTATTACAACCTAAAAGATCCACTTTAAGTTCTAGACGTGATGTGGACATTTCAAGACAATTTAAATTTAGAAACAGTGGTAAAGAATTATCTTACGTGCCTATAATGGCAAGTAATATGGATGGTGTAGGAACTTTCGCTATGGCTAGAGTGCTACAAGAATTTAAAATGCTGACAGTGATTAGAAAGCATTACACAATAGATGATTGGAAACAAGCCGCAGGTACAGGATTAAAATTCAAATACGTTTCTGCCTGTGTTGGTACTGGAGCGATATGGGATGAAGACGCAAAAGATTATCAAACATTAAAGCAAGTAATGGCATCATTTCCTGATATACCTTGCATCACAATTGATGTTGCCAATGCGTATCATGAATCATTTGTGGACTTTGTAACACAGATTAGAGAAGAATATCCAGAAAAAGTTATCATTGCTGGTAATGTAGTGACACCAAACATGACTGAAGAATTAATTATTAAAGGTGCTGATATTGTAAAAGTTGGAATTGGTCCAGGTAGTGTGTGTACAACACGAACTCAAACAGGAGTTGGTGTTCCTCAATTTTCAGCAATAATGGAATGTTCAGATGCCGCTAACGGTGTCGGTGGTCATATAATTGCAGACGGTGGTTGCACTGAACCAGGCGATGTAAGTAAAGCATTAGGTGGTGGTGCTCATTTTGTTATGCTAGGTGGAATGTTAGCAGGACACGACGAATCAGAATTAGAGTTAAAAGATGGCAAAAGAATATTTTATGGAATGGCTTCAGAGACAGCACTAGGCACACATGGACAAAGGAAAGACGGATACAGAGGCACAGAAGGCAAAACAGTAACACTACAAGACAAAGGTCCTGTCAGAGAGACTGTTGAACAAATATTAGGTGGAGTGAGAAGTACTTGCACTTACATCGGCGCAAGAAGAATTAAGGATATGCCTAAGGCGGCTCACTTTGTGAGAGTTAATAATGTAATCAACAGAGTATTTGACAAGTATGAATCACGTTAAGTTTAATTCAAGAGTTGGTGTTATGCACAAATACACCTTTCCAAGTTTCTCAGCATTGGAAGAATATTTTCTAAATAACATTAAAAGGTTTAAAGGCTACAAAACAAAAGTAATAGGCAAAACATTATTCGCATGGAAAAATTAACACAGGTACTTAAATGGATAGCGACCGCTACACTTATTGTTGGAACTTTCGTTAACGCAGGTTTCCCACATCTTTATCCCATTGGTCCAATACTTTTAGCAATGGGTGGAGTAGTTTGGTTATCCGTATCAGTGATTTGGAAGGAACCGGCACTGATAACTACAAATGCAGTATTGACAATTACCGGAATAGGCGGTATACTGTTATATTATTTGCGTTAGGCCCAATCAGCCACAAGTGATTATTTGGTATGTGTCAGCCAAAAATGACATTAGGAGAATAAATGAGTTATATAGATGGCTATTTTGACAGAGGTGCAGATCTCATAAGAGTTGTTGAACGTCAAAACGGCGAAAGAGTTTTCAAAGAATATCCAATCAAATACACTTTTTATTATGAAGACCCGCGTGGTAAATTTAAAAGCACCACAGGTAAATCCTTAAACAGAATTATATCCAAGAATACAAAAGACTTTCACAAAGAACTTGCTATTAATAGAGGTAAAACTTTGTTTGAATCAGACATCAATCCAATATATCAATGCTTGAGTGAAAATTATATCAATAGAGACGCTCCTGAATTGAAGACTGCGTTCTTTGATATTGAGGCTGACTTTGATCCGGAAAAAGGTTTCAGCAATCCAAGTGATCCATTCATGCCAATTACAGCGATATCAGTTTCTTTACAATGGCTAGATAGTCTTGTGACTTTCGCAATGCCGCCTAAGACAATGAGCATAGAAGAAGCGAAAGAGGTTACAAAAGGAATAGACAACTTATATCTTTATAAAGATGAAGGAGAAATGCTCACAGCATTTTTAGATACAATTCAAGATGCGGATATACTAACAGGTTGGAATTCGGAAGGTTATGATATTCCATATATTGTAAACAGAATACAAAAAGTATTAAGCAAAGATGACACAAGGAAACTTTGTTTATGGAAACAACTTCCTAAGAAAAGAGTGTTCGAAAGATTTGGTCGTGAACAAGAAACATATGACCTAGTTGGTAGAGTGCATTTGGATTCACTTGAACTTTATAGAAAATACACATATGAAGAAAGACATTCATACAGATTAGATGCTATTGGTGAACATGAACTAGGAGAAAAGAAAACAGTATATGAAGGCAGTTTGGATCAACTTTACAATCAAGACTTTAGAACATTCGTAGAATACAACAGACAAGATACTGTATTAATTGACAAACTGGATAGAAAACTAAAATTTATTGCATTGACAAATGAATTGGCACACGCAAACACAGTGTTATTGCAGACAACACTAGGTGCAGTTGCAGTGACAGAACAAGCAATTATAAATGAAGCACACAGGAGAGGCGTACAGGTTCCTAATAGACCTAAGAGAGATTCGGATAGTACAACTGCCGCAGGTGCTTATGTGGCTTTTCCTAAAAAAGGATTGCACAATTGGATAGGATCGATGGATATAAGTTCACTTTATCCTTCAGTGATTAGAGCATTGAACATGGCTCCTGAATGTGTAATGGGACAATTAAGACCAACGCACACAGACGAATACATCGAAGAACAGATGACGTTACAAAAGAAATCATTTGCAGGTGCTTGGGAAAACCATTTTGGTTCGTTGGAATATGACGCAGTCATGCAGATGCGTAAAGATATTTCTATACACGTGGATTGGGAAGATGGCAAAACAGAAATTATGAGCGGTGCAGAAGTCTATAAATTAATTTTTGACAGCAACAATCCAATGATGTTGAGTGCCAATGGCACAATTTTCACAAGCGAATTTGAAGGCGTGATACCAGGATTACTTAAACGTTGGTACACAGAGAGACAAGAAATGCAATTGATGTTGAAGAAATCCAAAGACGCAAAGAACAAAGCAGAAGAAGAGTTCTGGGATAAAAGACAACTTGTTAAAAAAATTAATTTGAATTCACTGTATGGTGCAATATTAAATCCTGGTTGTAGATTCTTTGACAAACGTATTGGACAATCAACTACACTGTCTGGTAGACAAATATCAAAACACATGGCGGCAAAGATTAATGAGGTAATCACTGGAGAATATAATCATGTTGGAAAAGCAATTATATATGGTGACACAGACTCCGCTTATTTCAGTGCATATGAAGTATTGAAAAAAGAAATTAAAGATGGCGCAATTCCATGGACTAAAGAAAGTGTTATAAAGTTGTATGACCAAGTGTGTTCAGAAGTTAATGGCAGTTTTAAAAAGTTTATGGCAGAGGCTTTCCATTGTTTGAAAAGTAGAGCAGAAGTAATTAAGGCAGGTAGAGAGTCTGTAAGTTCAACAGGACTATTCATTACAAAGAAAAGATATGCAGTATTGATGTATGATTTAGAAAACTTTAGACAAGATGTAGATGATAAACCAGGAAAAATAAAAGCAATGGGACTAGATCTAAAGAGATCAGATACTCCTGTGTTTATACAAAACTTTTTATATGAATTATTAATAATGGTATTGACCGAACAGACTGAGTCTGAAGTGTTAGATAGAATAAGTCAATTCAGGAATGAATTTAAACAAAGACCTGGTTGGGAAAAAGGATCTCCACGTAGAGCAAACAATATTCAAGAGTATGCTAAAAAAGAAGCAAGACTAGGTAAAGCAAATATGCCAGGTCACGTAAGAGCAAGTATCAATTGGAACAACTTAAAGAAAATGCATAACGACAAATACTCTATGGAGATACATGACGGTATGAAAGTGATCGTATGTAAACTAAAAAGAAATCCATTGGACTATACTTCTGTTGCATTTCCTACAGATGAGATGCACATACCAAGTTGGTTCAAAGATTTACCATTCGACAATGATGCAATGGAAAGCACACTAATAGATAACAAACTAGGAAACTTGTTGGGAGTATTAGGTTGGGATATTAAATC